TTCTTTCTAAACAAGGCTAATGCTATTGCTAAGATTGAAGGTGCAGAATACGGGCCCGAACAAGCACCTGATATAACACAGCTTCAGGATGCGTTTGCAATGCCTGATGCAGATGCTAACAAAGAAGATGCCATTACTGATGCGAAACAAGCAGTAAAAGAGAAGTTAAAAGGGATTGGTGATAATTGGAGTACCTTTGGTGTAGCTGCCAAAGATGCCGCACAAGTCACAACATACAATGATTTAGCCTATGCCGCCAAGGTTGCTATTGGTGATCTGAAGTTAAAGGCAGATTTGAATCCTGCATTGTACCCACCTGAATTTGTAAAGACACAATATGAAAGCATTGTAACTGGATATGCTTCTGTTTTTGATGACATTAACCCTGCGTTTGCTAGGAAGTTCAGAGCAGAACTTAATATGTATGCCTATGGTCAATATGAAACTGTAGCTACAAAATACAATACAGATATAAAAAATCAGAACAAAGCACTATTCACTAGAACATGGACAAATGAATTAGATGTGGTGGACACCTGGTTTGATGCAGGAACACCTTATTACCGGGATGAAAAAGGATTCATACAGCAAGTAGATAATGTAGCGCTAGATCAAGATACTGCTGACACAACACAATCATCTAATAAACGTGGTGTTCCAACTAAAAACCTATTAGATGGCATTTTCAAGGATTGGGAAGTTAAAGCTATAGCTGCTGGGCATAGTTCTGAATATGTAAAGACTATGAAGAAGGATTGGGATGCAGCAATCCTAAATGCAGCCAAAGGCAAGGCACAAACATTTATTCACGAATATTCACAAAGCAATGAACAAAGGTCAGTAGGTTACAATGTCCTAGAACAAGCAATTGCAGAAGTAAAAGCAGGCACGCATCTGTCAGAAAGAATTGTTAATGGTAAAAAGAAATCATCATTCTTCCTAGCCTTACCTAAAAATTTGCAAAACGTTTTACAGCATTACGCTTTAGGCAGAAACAAGGATTTAACTAGCATACAAGATGTTTTAAATGCAGCTAGATCCGCCTTAAGTGACAACATAACATTAGATAATGCTGTGTCTAATAATATAGAAGTAGTAAAAAACGATAGCATACAAACCCTTAATAGAAACATTATTACTACTATTGTAGATGACACTATACCACCTGATCAAAAGCTAGAAAAAATTAGAACCCTTGCTAAACAAATATTTATGCAAGACCCTGAAGAAGGTAAAAAGGTCAATACATTCCTAGAAGAATTAGTCGGCCCGAGGTTTGACATCTTTGGGCGTGGTGGTAACTTTGCTTTTAAAATTGTTGAAAGTGAAGGTGATGTAATACAAGAACTAGAACTTGATTTACTGCAAGGTAATGAGCTAGCAAAGACCACACATTCAAAGCTATTAGATTTATTTAAACAGAATAAAATAACCTATAAGGATATGTTACATTATTCTGACAAGCTAACAATTAGGCAGGATCAGGATACAAAAGATCTACTTGGTAGAGTTAAGTCTGCACTTAAATTGCCATCTAATATTATTCTAAATGCCAATACAATAAGCACAGAAAATTTACAGACATATGGTGCAATTGAAAACGCTTTGATTGTTGAAATGCGTAAACCTGGCTTTGATCAGGAAGTATTTGAAACCAAAATCCTAGATCTATTACAACAAGGCTTACGCCCGGATGGAAGTAATGTTTATAGAAACCTAGCTGCAAGGGTTAGTTTTCTAGGCGTCAGAACATATGATCAGGCTAAAACTACAATACAAGCGGAACTAGCTGACCGTAGCACAACTGCAGAAAGAAAAGCAGAACTATTAGATATATTAGAAGAACTAACCAAAGTGGAAGATGATGGTAATCAAAACAAATTTAACAATGTTATGCCATCTTTCTTTCCAATAAATTGAGGCATAAATGAAAGATGAATTTATAGAAGGTCATATGAATACACAAGCTGTTAGAATAAATGGCAGTGGCTTTGTGTATCGCAACCCATTAGATGGAAAGGTATATGAATCTATTGGGCAAAAGCCTTTGAATTGGGATGAAGGTTATCCACCGGGAATAGAGCCTGAAACACCCGAAGCACATGATTATGATGCTATGCGAGCTAAGTTCCAGTCATTGCCTAACTATGCAATGAATAGGGAATTTATTGACCAGCAAATAGCAAAGCCTGAAGATTCACAATATGAAGATCCATTGTGGATTGGTGCATCTAGAATCCTTTATCATTATATGAATCACAAACCAGCTAGAAAAAGGCATGGTAGAAATTCTACAACCCAAGCTCAAGACGCAAAGCCATTAGATTCAGGGCATAGCTATGCGGATTGGGGTGTAAACTTTATGCTGAAGTTTAACTACAATCTTCCTTATATGATGGTACAAGCCAACAAGACTAGATCTATGCCTGTAGATGTAGCCAAGGCTATGTATTACCTAATGGAAACATCTGATAGAGATGGCATATCTGCTTCTAATACAGGGATGGGTATAGCTCACGCCGCTTGGGATGTGACCAATTGGGTTGGGTTGGCTACCTTTGGTATAGGTGTAGCAGGAAAGCAAGCAGGAAAAATTGCTACCAAAGAAGGTGTCAAAGCAATTCTTAAAGAAATCATTATGGCTAATCCTACTAAGGCGTCTGTGGCTACCGGGGTGGAAGGTGCTGTGTTTAGTGCTGCAGACAACCTTGCACAACAAAGTGTAAGGATAAATGCAGACCAACAAGATGGCATTAACAAAAAAGAATTAACAACTGCATCAACTATTGGTGCGGTCTTAGGGGAAGAAATAACTAGGGTTGGTGCGCCACTTGTTAGAAAAGGTGGTGAAGTATTAAAGAAGGGTCTAGAAAACGCCCGGGAAAAAGCACAAGCATCTAAGGATAAAAAAGAAATAGATACCATTGTTGATAATGAAATGGGAATGGTTAAAGACACATCACCGCCAATGGATAAGGATAAGTCTGTGGGGTCCGGTGCATTGCGTGAAAATGTATCATTCAATGAAATTGATGAACTTGGTTTCTATAGCCAGCTACTAGAAGCAGCAAAGATTCTACCACCTAAAATTTCTACTGCTGATGCTATACAAATTATAAAAAAGAAAGGTGGCGTCAAAGAAGAAGAACTCAAATGGGTTGGTGTAGATGACTTCCTAAAAAATCAGGAAAGCAAAGGCAACAAAAGTTTTGATAGGCAAGAGCTAGTTAATTTCATAAGGAACAACCAAGTCAAGCTGCAAGTAAATGAGCGTAAGGGCACTGTGCAGGAAATGGAAAGGGTTTCTAATCCTGCAGAAGACATCATTTCATATGAAAGATTTGATAGCGAAAACCCTGGGTACTTTTCTGAAGAAATAGATATGTTATTGGAAAATGAAGAATTTGGTGATTATGACGCTATAACACGGTTTATTAGAAATAAATTAACAGGTAGTGAAACAGCTAGGGGTGATCCAGATGAAGTTAAGGTTGGTGAACTAATCAATGAACTCAAAGAATTGCGTTCACGTGAATCAGATACTGAAATATATCACGGGAATGTAGAAGGAAGATCACCTGAACTACATGGTATGCTAGAAGAATATATGGAAGACCTAGTAAGGATTCGATATGAAGACCAGCCATTTAGTAGGGTAAGTGTAGAAGGATTTAACCAAGATAGGAATGATGGTTTCTATGCTATAGGCAACGCAGAATATGGATGGACTTTATACAAAGACGGCGAAATTGTGGGCAGACATGGTAGGCATGGACAAGAATATCAAATCAATAACCCACATGACATCATTCAGGTAAGGGAAGCTGTTTCAAATAATAATTTTGATGAAGGCTATATAGACTATCCAAGCATAGGTGAAGATGGCGAAACTAGATTTAGTGAATACACTTTAGATGGCGAAGATATGCAAGGTGATTATGAAGAAATTACCTTAACGTTTGCTAATGAAAAGCAGATAACAGACAAGAATATGCCAACAATACGCTATAATCAAATCTACACTAATTCCCATTTTGGGGATGGTGAAGTAGTGCATTACAGATCTGTTGGTCGTGACTTTACAGATATAGTAAATCAACCTGCCAATGTTAAAAGCATAGAAGAAATCCAAAGCGATTGGTCACAAAATGCACGTTATGGCAAAGGTTTGTTAAACGAAAAGAATATAGAAGACTTTAATACTTCTGCCGCAGAAGTAGGTGAAATTCTAGAATCATCTATAGATGATGCCCTTCCAAGTATATTAGAAGAATATGGAATCAAAGTAGATGAAGGTAACATTGATTTCTATAAAAATATTATGGAACAAGCCTTGTCTGTAGCTAACAAAATTCCAACACAAGCAGATTTCAATGATGCTACTAGCAGCTTTAAATTTCAAAAGGGTCAACTTGTTGCAAGCGTAATGAATGAATTGTTTGGTCTAAATTCAGCTTTTATGGAAGGCAGGGGTAGAAAATCAGTAGTAAGTGAATTGTTTGGCTATGGCTATGAGCAGGCACAATTAAACGAACAGAAGCGATTGCGTGCAAGTGGGGAAATAGAAGAAGATGAAATATTAGGTTTAGAAAGCTGGGAAGCACATCTTAGAGCAAATTTAGAAGCCAAACAATTTGATATTCAAAATCTGTATGACAAGTTTGTTGAAAAGCACAACCTACCTAAAGTTAGTGCAGATGAATATAATGGGTTGCCTGATACAGGTATGATGTCAAACTTCTTGCGATTTGAAGGAAGGCAGCTTGATGCTGTAGATCCAACACCGTTTAGCAGAACCAAAACAGATGAAGCTATATTGCATTGGCGTGAAACAGGCAAATTGCCTGAAGGGTTTACATGGGGTACTTCTGCTAGTGACACTATTGATGAAGTAGAAGCAGCCAAGCTAATGGATACTGCTGTTTTAACAGAAGAAAAAGAATGGATGATAAGTTATGCAAGTATCTTTGAAGAATATGAAAACCTAACAAACATCAACATTGATGGTGATATTACAATGATGGATGTGATGTCGGACGGTTTTATAAAGCAAGTGTCACAGCTTATGGGAATGTCATTGTACACAGATCTTAGAAAAAGGATGCGTAAAGTTAAGCTCAAAAATACATCTGCCCTTAACGCATATCCTATGTATCCTGATGCACCTTTTGTAAAAGGTGGTAAAGACTTCACAAACCTAGCACTTAAAAGAATATTGGTGCAGGCAATGGATGAAGGTAAGGATGGTATAGCTTTACCTAGTCACGAGTTACTTACAACAATCCGGGATATAAATATTAAGAATCCTTTGTTGTACAACAAGATTATTCCTAAGAATCTAGAAACCTTAATAGAAGGTACAGATGCAAAAATTATTGATGTTCCTGCAGAAGATTACCTAAACAACAACCCAAGAAGAATAGGAAGTTACCGTCAATATGGTGAAAGCAGGAATATGGATGAAGTAAAAGATCATAAGTTTAGACTTTTACTTTTTACACCTGCACTAAAAGAAAGAATCAAAAAAGGCTTTGCTTTGTTTAGCGCCTTACCATTGGCAATAACTGGTGCAGAAATGATGACTAACCAAGAAGGAGGGGATAATGTCAATACCACCTATTGATGATAATACACCTAATGACGCCACATTATCCCCCGGGAATCCCGGACTAGACAATGTAGAAAATAAAGCTGTTCCAAGTGATGAAGCTAACATTATAGAAAAGGATCAGACTGAAAACATACAATTGGCTATGGCTGGCCCAGTTAGAAAAACTGCGGTTGATGTCGCTGGGGATGTCATAAAAAAATTTACAGATGATGATGGTAAGGTACAAGACAAGGCTGATGTCATTGTATCCCCTAATAAGAAAAAAGCAGACAAGGAACTTAAAGCAGGTGCAGATAAGTTAGATGATGGTGGTGGTGAAGCACAGTCACTAGCTAATGTAGATGAATCGGGTAATGTAATATTTAGATCTGCTACCCCGGATGAAATGACCAAGCTGCAAAAGTTTGCACAAGAAGGGGAATCATTGCCTTTAGACGACAAGAAGGCAATGAAGAAGTTAAAGATAGCTACACCTAATTTGAAGCGTGTAGAAAGTGGTGAAGGCAAAGACGCTGATGAATCATTGCGATCACTTATCTTTGCTACATATAGCACATACAAAGAAATAACAACTGCTAGTGGTCAGCGAATCATTAGAACAGGTGAGCGTGGATTTAAACAAGTTATACAAGAAGCAAACACTATTAGTTCTGTAGACGCTTTCTTAATGATAATGCAAAGGCAACCTGGTGATAGACCATTTACAGATGCAGAATTTTTAGCAGCTAGAAGAACTGTAGTAGCACTGCAACTAGAAGCACAAAGACTTGTTAAGATAGCACAAAAGACAGGTGATCCATTAGACAAGGCAAAGGCGGCTCAAGCTATAGGGTTAGAAGGTTATGCTTCTATACAATTGTTTGGTGCTCAAGGTGATGCAGCTAGATCATTAGCAACATTCAGAATCATAGCATCCCCATCTAAAGCTAGAATACAAGCTATGGGTCAGATGCTAGATAAGACCGGGGTGCTAACCAATGGTGAAATTACACAAGACAATTTGATTGATTACATAGAAGCGTATGGTGGTGAAGGTGGCATAGACCAATTGCTATACTACTATTCTATTGCACCAAATGATAGAACAAGACATGAGTTTGCAAAGCGTTCAATAATTAGAAAATACATTGCAGATCCTTTTGTAGAAATATATCAAACAGCTTTATTGTCAAATCCAATAACTCATACATATAACTTTCTTGGTCAGGCAGTAATGCTAGAACTTCAAGTGCTAGAACGAGCTCTAGAAGGCAGACCATTAGAAGCATTAGCTATGTTACAAGCACAAAAGAAATACATAGGTGATGCAGTCAAAGCATCTTGGCATGCACTAAAAACAGAAAAATCTGTGACAGACGGAACATCTAAACTAGATGTAGATATGAAAGCAATAAGCTCTGAAGCGTTTGGTATAGATAGAAAAGCCGGGAAGGTACAATCTGCCGCAGGTATGTTTATAGATGGCTTTGGGCAACTAATGAGGTTGCAAGGTTACAGACCAATGGTAGCTATAGATGAAGGCTTTAAGGTCTTGTCTAGGGGTATGTTTATTGAAGGTGAAGCAGTCAAAGCTAAGATAGCAGCTATTAAATCTGCAAAGGCTAGGGGGTTGTCACCCGACAAAGTAACAGAAGAAGGACAAGCAGCTTATCTAAAGACCTTGCATAGTCAAGAAGCCTTTGATGGAGCTGTAGAGTTTGGCAAGTATGTTACATTCCAAGATGATTTACCGGGAGTGTTAGGTTCATTCCAAGGTGCATTGAATCATCCACTAATGAAAATATGGATGCCTTTCTACAAAACGCCAACAAACATAATGCTTAGAATTTTAGAAAGAACACCACTTAGTGTTGCTATGCCAAGCAATATGAAAAAGATGCTTATGGGATCTAACGCTGAAAGACGTGCAATGATGTCAAAGATAGTGACAGGCACAGGGTTAGGTGCATTGATGTTAGGTCTGACAACCGGCTCTTATGGTGATGGAATTATGATTACTGGGTATGGGCCTCGCCGCAAGAAGGAAAGAGCTAATTGGTTAGAAAACCACGAGCCTTATTCTATAGGTGTTAGAAAAGAAGATGGTAGTTACGCTTGGATAAGCTATGCAAGGTTTGACCCACTATCAGGGGTGCTAGCTTTAGCCGCTGACACGGCAGATGTTATGTACAATGTGGATGACCCTGAAGCACTAGATGATATGGTGTTGAATCTAGGCATAGCTACAACTAGGTATGTTGGTTCTGCAACACCTATGCTTCAATTTGTTGGTGAACTACTAGAACTACAAGGATCACCATATGCAGACGCAGAAAAGAAAATTGAACGACTACAAGAAATTGTTTCTAAACAAGCAGTCACTGCCGGGATTATAGTCAAGGAACATATAACAACTGGTGGTCAATATGGTGTAGGTATGCAATCCCTTGTGGAAAGGGTTACACAGCCTAGTGCCAAAGAAACTAAGCCTAATAATCTAGATCAGATATATCCACATCTTCCCGGTGTGCAGGGTTTGGATGCTACAGTTAGGGGTGGGTATGAAGCGCTAACCTTGGCTTGTTCTAAAACAATAGGCTGTAGTGATTCATTGCCTGATAAGACAAATAGATGGGGTGAAAAAGTACCACAAACTAGGGGAACTTGGTGGAACTTTTGGGCACCAGTTAGAATTGTAGACAAACCACAAAAGAACATAGTCAACAAAGAGCTAGACCTTTTGCTGACTGGTTTGCCACCACTAGCTAGATCTATGAATACACCTAACATCAAACTAACAGGTGTAGCTTATGCAGATTATAAAAAATACTACAATGATCCTGCGTCATCACCATTAGCTAAAGAAGTGTTTGGTAATACAGTTATGGGTAGCAACCTAATGCCCAAGCCTATTCTAGAAGCCTATGCAGAATTATTTGAATCTGATGACTACAACTACATTCCTACGCCTGGTGTTGTAAACAAAGACGGATTTGAGCGTATGCCTGCGTCTAAGGGTCACAAGCTAAGAAAGATACAAGAAATAGATAACATATATAAGAACTATGCAAAGCTGCTAGTCCTCACACATTACCCTGAATACGCAACCATAGTGGCAAATCAGAAAGCATATCAAGAAAACCTTGGCGTTTATCCACAAACAACATTGCCGCCAACTAAGAATGAAACCAACCAAACAATATTGGAAATAGAAAAGAAGCTGCCTAGTGGGTTGCCCATATCAGATAAAAACAGAGCTTTAGAGCAGAGTAGGTAATTTAATAATATGATGACTTGTCAAGGAAAAAATGCTATATCTAGTAGTGGAGTAAAAAGAAATGGCTACATTTAGTCTTAACGATACCATAAGGCGGGTGGTAGGAACTGGTAATGGAAGTAACCCTGATTTTACTTTTAGCTTTCAGGTTAATGCCACTTCGGATATTAAGGTTTTTGTTGATGATGTTTTAAAGACATTATCGACGCACTATACTATTGTCGATTCATCAAATGTAGCAGGCTTAAACACAGACGGCACCGGGACTGTAAAATTTACATCAGGTAATATCCCGGCAAATAACGCATTAGTTTCTATAGTATCTGATCTACCCCTATCAAGATCCAATGTTTATTCTACCGGGGGAAACATCACAGGCACTTCATTAGAAGATGACTTTGATACAATATCTATGAAACTAGGTGACGCTGATGAACAGCTAGGAAGATCACTCAAAGCGCCACCAAGCGAACTAACTTCAGTAGACTTGACTATACCTAACAAAGCAACAAGGGCAGGGAAAAACCTTGCCTTTGATTCTAATGGTGTGCCTACAGTTTCATCATCTTCTGTATCTAGTGCATCTGTAGGAACAACAACCACGGGTGCGGCTGGTTCAAGTGCTTCAGCTAGTGCCACCTTTGATTCTGCTACAGGCAATGTGGAGTTTGACTTTACAATACCACAAGGATCACAAGGTGCGGCAGGTAATGATGGTGTATTCAATGCTATAGCTTCACAAACAGAAGCAGAAGCAGGCACAGAAAACACAAAAGGCATGACGCCTTTGAGGGTAGCACAAGCTATAAACACACAGGTGTCGGGTGTTACAGCTGTGGCATCAAAGTTCTTTGGGGTAAAAACAACCACAGATTCTGTTGGGCGTACAATCTTACAACAAGAACACACGTTGGTAGGTGGAACTGAAAACCTAGTGTTGTCAGATTATGAAACCTATTTTTTTGCAACAGGTTCGGTTGGTCTAACACTTAGATCATCTGATGGACACCTTTTAATCGATCTACCATAAGGAGGGTATAGTGGCGACAGTAGATTTAGGAAAAATAAAGTTCACTTGGCGGGGAGCTTTTAGCAATTCTAACACGTATGAAGCAGATGATGTTGTATCTAGCGGGGGATCATCTTGGGTTTATGTGAATACCACATCCAAGACGGGTTCTGCAGCCGGGACACCATCAACAAGTAATACAACACATTGGGATCTGATGGCGGATGGGGCGAATCCATTGACCACCCAAGGTGATATTCTAACACACAATGGTACTACTAGTATTAGGTTAGCTAGGGGTAATTCAGGTGATGTTGTAACTGTTGATGGGAATGATATAGCCTTTGCACCACAACAAGGACATGAAGGGCACAAGTATCTTCAGACAAATTATGCAGACATTATATCTAATCCATCTGCATCTAACGATTTTGGCAAGGATGGTAAGTACCCTTGGTTAGCAGACTATTCTAACAACTGGGTTCCTCATTGTGGGTTTGCAAATCCTGCTTGTGGACCGGTTCCTTGGGCAGAAAATGGCATCCAATATATCTATAGGATGACTATTTATATGAACGCCAACCACGAAATTGTGGTGTTTGGTGATGATGACTTCTATTGGTTTGGCACAAGTGCAGGTGTAAAGCATAATCAAGGTGCTGTTATTAATTTTAATTCAGAGTTTGGTGGTATGCGTGATGGCGAATACCCTGTCAGATTTTGGGTTATGTATAACAACATTTGGATTCTGACATCAGAAGGCAATTTGTTTTCAGCAGGTGACAACGCCTATGGACAGCTTGGTATTGGTGGAACAACTGACAGAATGAGCTTCACAAAAATATCAACACTAGGCCCGGATGCTACACATGGTGGTACATCTTGTCAGATTGCAGGCTTCCATGTTGCTAATCAGCCTGATAATGGATCAGGTAACTATGGTTCATGCTACGCTATTGACACATCAGGCCGGCTGTTTAGCTGGGGATACAATGGTGGTGGCAAGCTAGGGGTTGGCAACACCACTAACCAATCATTTCCTGTTTTAGTTTCAGGTGTGTCAAATGTTAAATCTGTTTCAGCAGGCTATCAAAGTGCTTATGTTGTAGATGGATCAGGTAATCTATTCATATGCGGTAGTAATCAGAATGGTGTAGGTGGTGGCATAAGCTCAACATCATTTACTGATTCTAATCAGAACAATGTCTATCAAATAATAAATGTTGATGGACATTACCACACATCAAGGTATGCACATGGTCATTATCTAAATACATCAGGTGAATTGTATGGTGTAGGTGGTAATGCTACTGGATCTGTAGGTGATGGAACACTAGTTCAGAAAGGAACTTGGACTAGGATAGGTGGTTCAGCTACTTATTCATCTTTCTACTATGCAGGCAATTCTTACTATCTAACTGTTGCTGCTTTAGGTGGTACGCCTAACAATTGTAATGATGATCTTTTTGTTTGGGGGTACAATGGACAAGGCCAGATTGGGAACGGCAATCAAACAGATGTGCAATCACCAACACAACCATCAACCACAACATTATTTACACATACAACTACATCAACCACATCTAACAATGCACCTACAGAAACAGATGTAGCCTTGCCTGTTAATGACATTAAAAAAGTTTGGGGTACACGTGGTGGTCAAGGACAAACCACGGGACATTTCTTCTTGATGGATAACAAGTTTAGAATATGGCAAGGCGGTTATTCACAAAGTGAAGACTTCCACCAAGCAAGCACAGGCAACCAAGCTATCAATAACTACCGCCTAGATATAGGGCCGTGGTCAACAACATCTGCTATCACTACTTCCCATTGGGCAGGTAAGGTAGAAGAACAAGTGGTTCATATGCACGGGTTTGGCAATGCCCAAGGATCAGAAGGGCACGCTGTGTTTATGACAACTACCGGGAGGATCTTTGGTAAGAGGTATAACGCTCAAGGTCAGATGGATCATGGGTTGTCTTACATTGGTAACTGGATTCAATTAACCCCATAAAGGAAGGATAAGTATGGCACAGAAACTTTATAAATGGACGGGTACACTTACATCACCTGATGGTTATGATAGTGAATTACCTGCACCACAATGGTATGGCACAGATGACAATGGTGTCAGTTACGCTTTCTTAGATACAGCCTTTGCCGCAGAGTGTTCATCATCTGAAAAAGATTTTGCGGTAACAACTTCATCAACAGCTAAAGATTGGGTCAAAGCAAATAGCATACAAGCTGCACGCTTAAACAAAGAATGTCGTAATGAAATCAGACAATCTTATAGTCTTGAATCAGAGCTGAAGGCATATAGGACAGATGATAGTACAGTCAAGACGGCCATTGCTAAGATTGTAGCTGGGTACACAACCAAAAAGAACGCATTGGTAGGCGACTAGCATGGCACATCTGTATGATCTAAATCCTAAACTAAAAGGTTCTAAGGAATCTAAGTCTACTAAAGCTAAACCAGGTAGACCTAAGAAAGATAAATCTGATGGCAACAAAGACAACACTAAATGAACTAGATAAAAGATTATCTACCCATGAAGCAGTGTGTTCTGCTAGGTGGGATGAAATGTTATCTAGGATCAAGCGCCTTGAATATATAATTCTTGGCACAGCAGGAACAATAATATTGTTGTTACTCAATTCAACAATAAAAGGTTTTGGGTAGTGAATGTTAGAGTATGTAGCCGCCGCCAATGCCGCTTTTGCGGTGGTCAAGAGAGCAATCCAAAACGGAAAAGAATTACATGATTGTGCCAAAAGTATCGCTAACTTTACCCATGCCCATGATGATTTAAAGAAGGCGCACAATGCAAAGAAGAATAGTATATGGACAAGTTTTTTAGGAAAGCAGGATGATGATTTAGAAACCTTCATGCACCTAGAACAATTGAAGCAGAAGGAAGATGAATTAAAACAGTTAATGATTTATTGCGGAAGACCTGGCTTACATAGTGATTGGGTAAAGTATCAGGTAGAAGCAAGGAAAAGAAGACAGAAAGCAGAAGCAGATAGATTAAAAAAAATTTCAGACCTAAAAGAAAATGCACTTCTTATAGTCGCGTGGTTAGGTGGGATTCTAGTTATAGGATTCATAACTATCTTGGTGGTTTGGGGTCTAGTTAGAAAGGGGATCTTATGATGTTAGGTAAAGTATTAGATGCTTCTAAGAAACATCAAGTGCTGCCACGTGCAATGATGATCATAATGACCTACCAATATTTTAATGTAACAAATTGGTTTATGGATTTAGATTCGCCGTCCAATTCTCAGGCTGCTTTGGTATCTGTTGTCACCGGGGCAATGACCGGGGCGTTTGGTTTATGGCTAGGACATGAAGCCAAAGAACCAAAAGGCAAGGAGGTATAATGTTACAAGCATTAATCGGTCCTGTCACAGGACTGCTAGATAAATTTATCGAAGACAAAGATCAGAAAGCTAGGCTCGCCCATGACTTGGCAACTATGGCGGAAAGACACGGGCAGGAAATAGCACTTCAACAAATAGAAGTATTGAAAGCTGATGCCAAAGGTAATTGGTTTCAAAGTTCGTGGCGTCCATTGATTGGATGGATATGCGGCTTGTCTCTTGGCATAAACTATATGGTGTCACCTATTATGGCAGGCTTTGGTGTCAACATTCCGCAGGCTGATATGTCTGTGATGATGCCGTTGATGTTCGGGATGTTAGGAATTTCCGGGATGCGAAGTTATGACAAGTACAAAGGAACAGATAGTAAAAAATTAACCAAGTAGAAAGGGGGCAGCTATGCCAATGGGTAAAGGAACATATGGATCAAAGGTAGGAAGACCTGCTAAGAAACCTATGTCTAAAGTTTCTATGAGAAACAAACTTAAAAAGAAATATGGTAAGAAGAAGGCGAGCTACTAATGGCTAAAGGTGTTAAGCATTTCACAAAGGATGGAAAAGAACACAAAGGTTCTATGCACAAAATGTCTGATGGAACTTTACACTCAGGCAAAACACATACATCCAAAAGTAAAACACTTTTTCATTTAAGTGATTTACCAAAGTCATTACAAAAAAAATTAAAAAAGAAATATGGTAAAAGGAAGGAGGTATAGTTATGGCAAAGCCGGGTTTATACGCCAACATCCATGCCAAGCGTGAGCGAATCAAAAAAGGTAGCGGCGAAAAAATGAGGAAGCCGGGAGCAGAAGGTGCGCCTACCAACAAAGCATTTGTTCAATCTGCTAAGACATCTAAGGATGCACTTAGAAAAAAGATGAAGCGGAAGTATGGCAAGAAGAAGAAGGCGTCTGCATAATGGAACATCTAGATAAGGACAGACTGCTTGCAGCTATTGTCCGGGATGAAGGTGCAGTTATCAATGATGGTAAGCATACTTTGTACAAGGATCATCTAGGCTATTGGACAATTGGTTATGGTAAACTTGTAGATCCTGATCAGGGTGGTGGCCTAACAGAAGATGAAGCTATGTATCTTTTGCAGAATACATTGAAGGATATGTGGGAAGAACTATCTACATCCCTACCTTGGATAGAAGAAAAGAAAGAAGAAGTACAAGAAGCACTATTGAATATGTGCTACAACCTTGGACTGCCACGGCTATTACAATTCCAAAACATGCTTGATGCTATTGAATCTGATGATGGTGTGCGTGCATATTCAGAAGCACTAGATAGCAAATGGGCTCGCCAAGTAGGTCAGCGAGCCCATAGGATTGCAGAAATTTTTAGGGCAGAACTCTAGTTCTTAGGTAGTAACCCTACATTTGTTAGGTGTTCACACATATACTTGGCATAGTCTGTAAAGATTCCTTTGCCTTCAAAGATAAAGGTGTCCTTGCCATGTGTCATAGCCTTGATGTATTCATCCCTAAACGCTTCTGCTTTTTCTTTATCGAAGTGGATTGCTTCTTCCATACTCATAGCAACTCCAATCCCCTTGGCATATGTGGGTTCTTTCTTATGTGCCCACGTCTTTCTATTCTGTCCAAGGTATCTTTGATAGTAGAAGAAGCTGCAACCTTAGTGATTACTTGCTTACCTTCTATCTTACCATTTGCTATTTCCCTATGGCTTGGAAAGATTCCATACTCGTTGAAGTACAACTGAAGGAATCCAAGCACATCCTTTTGTCTTGGTGTAAGTCCTGCTTTATTCATTGGCTTCACCTAAACATTCTTTCATTGCAGTAGCAGATTCATCTTGATGATGTTCTGCCGCACCAAGGTATTTGTTTAACTTGATTCTTCTATCAAGAAGTTCAACACCTTTAGGATCTGATTCAAGGGTCTTGATATTTTGTTCTTCAAGTTCCCTTAACTTAGTCATCTTATCCCTTGGTTCTATCTTGGTAGAATCAACAACAGCTTGTTGCAAAGCATAGTATCTTTTGCAATACCCTTCCATATCTGCAAAAGATTCAGGCGCACATCTAGGAATATGTAGCATAATTTCTGATGCTTCTGTTTCGCTCACCTCTTGTTCAGTAGGTGACACCACAACTTCGCCTTGGCCTAACTGCTCTGCGTCATTGCTAGGCTTATCTGCTTCCTTGACAGCCTTAACAATTTCTTTGGCACTTGACCCTACATCACCTATGTTGACCACCTTGTCTGCTTCTGTATGGGGTGGTGTTTCTTGGGGTGGTGTGTCATTGACTTCTTCTACAGACATAGAACCTTTGAGTGCATCCGGGAAGGCATCACGCAAAGCAAAACCACGTGCCCGCATCTGCAACATCCTATTAGGATAGCTAGTCCACGGTCCTTTCCTTCCCCATAGACCTGCCTTCTTTGCCATATCAATGCTGAACTCACCCCTGGTTTCTTGTACTTCACCAGTCTTCAACATCCTTTTGACAATGCAAACAGCTGTCTCACCTTCAAAGGTTTCTTGTATGCCTGCAAAATCTTTGTGTGATGTGACCAATGCTAACATTGAATCACCCCACACAGCTGCCCTACCATTGATGACAGAAATATTCTGCAATGCCTGCATAGGTGCTAGTCCTATTTCAGATCCCCATTGTAATGCCACTACAATATTGTTTGGCTTACCTTGGTAATCATTAGGAACTAACCCTGACTTAGCAAGAGCTTGGGAAAATTCCATAAGCTCTGTAAGATTAGTGGGTTTAATTATCTGCGTTCCCATCTTCTTTCCTTTCCTTTAGTTTAAAGTTAATAGATTCTTGTGTCTGTCCTGTATCCACATATTTTTTCTTAGGCTTGGACACTAGTTCAGATACAATTTCAAAGGTGTTGGTCATGCCATGTGTGATACCTAGCTTGTCCATCACACCTACTATTTCACCTTGCACTTCCTTTGCCTTCTTACTAAAAGCATTGGCTTCTGCACGCAGATGTTTCAGATCTGCACACATACCATCAAGATCCTTGTTGGTTTTGTGAAGGTGTTGTGAAAGATCCACAAATTCTTTTGCAGATTCTTCCACTAGGTCAGGATAGTTTTCTTCCTTGTCTATCCTTTCCCAAAAATCAGAACAGATCTGTGCAATAACATCACACAATTCTTTATCTATTCTGCAAGGGTATAGATGTAGCTTACCATCTTGTGCCAAGACACTAATGATAGATTGATCAATACCACTACACATCATCTGTCCATTGCATTGAATAATCCAATCAGCTTTGGGCACACCATTGTGATAGAAGTCTGTCTTGGTTTCGTGATTCACATCACCTGAAAATTCATAGGTGAATCCATCATATTCTAATTCCAAGATTCCATTCTCAATGGTAAGTACATTATCAAGGGTAGCACCTAGCTTTAGTTCTTTAATTCTAAAGGCATCCCTTGGTTCGAATTGTGATAGGGTGGCTGAAGTTTTCTTTTGCAATTCATACATTGCCCAAGCCGCCACCCCATCTTGTAGGAAGTTTCCCCTATCTAATGCAGATTGATTCCTGATATGTTCAATAGATTCCACACCCCTACTAGCTTTGAATTGCCTATCCCAAACTTGTTGCCTTGTTTGAAATGCTGTCTTCTTAAGAACTAGTGGCGGCAATTCAGAAGTGCCTAGTTCCTTTCCTGTAATGGTATGTTTAGCCATTAGCTTTCCCTTCTATATAATAATGTGGGTTTGTGTTTTGTTCATAGCAGACATCATCTAATGCACATCCAATCCAAAAGGATGCCCACACAAACACCAAGAAGATGATGCCCAATAGGACACCACCTACAAACTTGAAAATTTCTAGGATAAAATCACCCCCTTTCTTTTTGTTTGTTGTACATAATCTTCACACCATAATGATAACCCCTTTGGGTTTCACTATCAGGTGGATCAAGTTCAAACATAAGCAAAGCATTTGCTAGGTCATACAACCCACCATCCTTTGCATCTTGGATGGCAGATTTGTAGCCATCTATGAAATCTGTAGACACATTGATAATCATTATGCACACCTATCAAGTATAAGTTTTACTTGTTGTGCAGAATATTCATTACCCCTTATGGTTCTTTCACCTAGTTCATTAAGCCTTGTGGCTATACCCCTAAGTGACATCCCCTTATCTTGTAGGCTTTTTATCAGGGGTAGCTTTGCTTCTGCAAACAAGTCTGCCTTTGCCCTTCTTGTGACTAGACCTTTGGCACTAGCCTTGGACAAATTCTTTGGTGATCCAAGTGTGGTAATCTTCCTACCATCCTTGGTCATATAGAATCCTTTGTCTTTTATTTCTTTGTTGATGTTAGCCAAGGCATCCTTAGTTCTTTCTGAAATCAGATACCTTTCAACACTACTTACACCCACCATAATTGGTGTAGTCATAGGGTCTAATGGACAACCTATAACTTCTACATCAACCCTACCTTTTTGAATTTCATTCTGAAAAAAATCTAATATGTCACTAGCATTTCTGCCTAGTCTATCTAACTTGGTGACAACAAGTGTTGCCTTTTCTTTCTTACAAGTAGCAATAGCTTGTTGGAAGATAGGTCTGTCAGATCTTGTTAGCTTTCCACTTACCCCTTCTTCTATGAAGAAGTCCTTTACATTAGGATAGTGTTCCCTTATCTTCTGTATCTGATGTTCCACATCTTGTTTGTGGGTTGATACCCTTACCAATCCATAAGCTACCTTGTTCATTATAATTCCCTTTCCCATAAACTATGGGGTGGCACTAGCCACCCCACCATTTTTATTATTATTATTAGTGTGCCATCCAAAGTGCTAGTGCTTCTTCTTGTGGCATTACATTTAAGACATTGTACTTAGGATACTTGGCAATGATGTGGTCAATGTGTGCTTTAGTGATTGACCTTACACCCTTGAAGGATAAGTATCTGATGGCCTTTGGATCATCTGATGTTGGATCTGTGAACACAACCTTGGACTTCATATACTTTTTGAAATCCCTATGTGCCAACCAATTGTTGACTTGGGTACAGACCCAACCTTCCATAGATCTAGTGGTTTCTTTCTTCAAGAAATCACAATAATATTTAGGGTGTTCTTCTTCTAACTTTTCAGAAAGTCTTTCCCACAATGTGTTGGTAGACTTCCACATATCTATGCCACCACTAGGTGTGAAATCATCACACCCACCATGACCTTCATTAGATACAACACCAATCTTCTTGCCATTGAAGTAGACACTAGCTTCAAAGCAATGGGTTTCTTGTGACGCAAACTGTGCATGCTTAAAGCCTTTAAGTTCTAGTTCGTCACCGTTTTTAAATGTGAATTTGTACATAAGTACCTCCTTTTTCATAACACATACTAGTAATTTAATCTGTGTTTGCTCTGATTGCAAGGGGTAAATAAATTTGTTTGCTCTGCTTTTCATAAAATTTTTATCTGATATGGTTCAGTTAATAGCGTGGAGTAAAGGATGCCTAGTAAATATAGGAACAAGAAAACAGAAGTAGATGGACACAAGTTTGATAGCTTGGCTGAAGCCAACCACTATCAATATGTACTCAAGCCACTGCTAACTGCCGGGAAGATAAGCAACCTGGAAGTCCACCCACGATATGAAATCATTATCAATGGTAAGAAGATCTGCAGGTATGAAGCAGACTTTAGATACATTGATAAAGAAAAGATTGGAAAGGATGGTCAAGTAGGATGCACAGTAGTGGAAGACGTAAAGGGATTCAGGACAGCTGTCTACAAGCTAAAGAAAAAACTAGTAGAAGCGTCGTATCCTGGCACCCTGATTGTGGAAATATCACCGGGAACATACCGACTAAGGTAGTTCTATCTGAAGTGTGTAAGCACTATGACTTGCTGCCAAGGGTATTGATAGCAAACAGACGTGAGTATGCAGATGAAAGATGTATTGGTATTTTCATAGCACACAACATCACACTAGATAGTAGTGTGACAATAGGTAAAGTGTTCCATCGTGATCACTCAACTATTCTATTCAATATTAAAAAAGGAAATGTTCTTACTAAGGATGACAAGTGGCGGCAAGATTATAGCACCATTGTTATGAAGATCCTCCACCAATACCAGGTGTTAAAGACACAAGGATGGGTGGAATGAAATACATATCTGTATGTAGTGGCATTGAAGCCTGCACCGTGGCTTGGCATAGCCTTGGTTGGGAAGCAATAGCCTACTCAGATATTGAACCTTTCCCAAGAGCTCTACTCCAACATTACTATCCTGATGTGCCCTTGTATGGTGACTTCACCACACTTAAGGATGAATCTTGGATAGGTAATGCAGACTTGTTGGTAGGTGGTACACCTTGCCAAGCCTTTTCAATCGCAGGATTAAGGGGTTCATTGTCTGATGATAGAGGAAACTTAACACTACAATTTGTGAGGTTAGCAGATGCAATTGACAATATTCGATATGATGCTGGAAAAGAACCAGCAAGAATCCTATGGGAAAACGTCCCGGGCGTCTTGTCCACAGAAGACAACGCCTTCGGTTCCTTCTTGGCAGGACTATGTGGATGTGACACCCCCATCCAACCGCCAAGGGACGGATGGAGCTACGCAGGTGTGGTTCATGGGGAAAAGCGGACAGCCGCTTGGCGCGTTATGGACGCCCAATATTTCGGAGTGGCTCAGCGAAGGAGGCGGATCTTTGTGCTCTCTTCAGGAGGTGCTAGAAGATGGGGTGTTGCCGACGCGTTATTACCTATCACCGAAAGCATGTCGTGGAATCCTAGACCGTGCAGAAAAAAGGGGAAAGCCACTTCCCCCACAGTTACAGCAAGTTCTCCATTCAGTAGCACAGGGGGAGCACAAGAACTTGACGCCTACCAAGTAGTAGATTCAACAGGCTATCAAGGTGACAGAATATATAATACTGAAGATGCCTTTGGTACTTTGCCATCACAAGGTGGCAACAATGGTGGTGGTGCAGGTGGTTTGATAGCACCATGCTACAATTCTGATCAGGTTGCAGGCACACTCAGAGCTAGGGATGCAAAGGGTGTTGGCTTTGATGAAGCAGAACTAAACAAGCTAGTAGTCAATGCACTTGATACAGAATGTGGTGCATCCAAACTAAACCATCAAACAATTCTTAATCATACAATTGCTTTTAACCATGACGCAGGCAAACAGTTTAGTCCGGCGGCAACAGAAGATCTTACACCTACACTTAGGGCAAAGCCTGACCAAGGCACAGCTGTGTCTAATCCCGGCCAAGCTATCAGAAGACTTACACCAAAAGAATGTGAAAGGTTGCAAGGCTTTGATGATGACTACACCAAGATACCATTCAAAGGGAAGATGGTTGGTGATGCACCAAGGTACAAAGCATTGGGAAATAGTATGGCTGTTCCTGTTATGAAATACATAGGGCAGCAGATACAGAAAGTTTATGGGAATGAAGAAAAGTAAAGTTACACCTGATGTGGTAAGAGATCCACCCAAAGGTGAATACCAATGTCCGGGGCAACATAGTGTCTTGCCTGCTAGATCATTTGGTGATGTCAGATTCAACCAATATCCAATGACATACAGAGTGCTTGGTGTCTGTAGTAGCCACGCATCATCCTATTCAGGTACATTCTTTGTAAACCAAAGGACACTTGCGGCCATCTGTGAATGTAGCCAACAAGCTATATCACATCATATGACCAAGCTAATCCAATGGGGTTATCTAGAAAAGATCAGGAATCAAGATGTGCGTCGTGCCTATGGTAAGAAGGGTGCAATATGGCGTGTAATCTATGACCCAAGAAAGGACATCATAGATTCATTCAAAGCTACACATAAAGATCCATTGATAGAAAAGGATCAAGCAGAAGACACCCTTGCTTTCATAGAAGGAACTGGGGATAAGCCTGTAGATAACTTCCTTGATAACAAGGTGGAGGTTGTACAAAGTGCAGATAGTATTAGTAAGAATAACAAGGTGGACATTGTATCTGATAACAAACCCCAGCTAGTAAATAACTACAATAGATTAACTAATAAAGATAATATAAAGGAAAATGATTGTAAGCAGTTATGCAATTTGTATAGCAACATAGTCCAAGCCACCTATGGAAGGCCTTGGAGCTATGACTTTAGGCAGATGGAACTAGCAAAGGATCTGCTATCTGTAATGGATGCTAGTACCTTTGAAGACATAGCAACCAGGTTGCTTGATAAGATGAAGCTAAACAATAAACCTGCACCACATTCATTGCTTTACTTCATCAAGATGAAAGAGAACAAGGGTAAACCAATGGATAGTCAGGCCATAGTCAAGATGATGGCAGCTAAAATGAGGTTGCCTAGATGATTTGTAAACTATTCAAAGGGTCATTTGAAAACTTTACACAAGCAATCGATAGCTTTCTTTTGGTGGTGGGGGTGTTGCCTTTGCCACCACAGAAAAAAACAGACCTTACCCCCCCTGGGTCTGTCTATACGTTATGGGGGTTTCCCAAAAATATTTCGGGAAAAAACATTTAACAAGGAGTTAGTAATGAAACCTAAGTACAATTTAAGCCAAGCCAAGGAAATACCGGGTAGGGATAAGCCTTATTGGGTAAAAGTAGGCATTGGTTTGGAAAAAGAAGGCAAGATTAGGATCAAATTAGATGTCCTTCCTATCCCAAACAAGGATGGAGAGATATGGTTGAACCTATTTGAGAATGATAAAGATGATGCACCTGATGGATTTATGGGTGGTTAGCATGATTACAAGGAACATCAAGAAGCTATGGCAGGGAAAATATGCGTCTGTAAGGGATGCAGACCTGCGTTTGGGTATGCACAAAGGCGGATTAAAGCTGCAACACAATGGCGAAACAATGAATCTGTCTGATGAACAATGCGAAACCCTAGTGGAAGTAAACAAAAACAAGCCGCAGAATATGTACCAAAGCAAATTCAAAGGGCAATACTTCCTAGTGGATGTTGAATGGAAACCATTAACCCATGATGAAAGGCAAGGTGCTTTGTTATGAGTAAACGAGCTGTTCCACCTATAGGAAAATTTGGTGGCGTTGGTGATATTCAGAAAAGGTTACGTGGATCAGAAATGATTTATGACAACCGGGATAACATTGCCACCGCTTTGATGGGTCTATTTGCTGTAAAGATTACAGACATAATGGATTGGAAGAATGGCCAAGTGCTAGTTAAGGATTCAAAAGATATTCCTGAACATGCCTTGGCCGCCATAAAGAAGATCAAGGTTACGCCAACACAAAATGGTGAACAGCTTGAAATAGAACTAATCGATAAAATTAGGGTAGGCCAGATGTTGGCAAAATCCGCGGGTTTGTTGGAACGGCAAGCTGTAGAAGACAAGCCTGCGGTTATGAACATTGAAATGGTTATGCCCGGAAAGGAAGACAAGGATGAAGAAAAAAAAGAATAACTATGAAATTTTGTGGAATGTGTATCACACCATTATTGTGATTCTTTTGGCAGGAATCCTTCTTATAGAAGTAATGGAATACCTTAGATACCCTGCCCACTTCTTTGGGGTTTGATATGCTGTATATAAAAAAAATTTTATGCACGCATTGTAATTATAAAAAAGCCACAACACCCCACCCTATAAATCAGAAGGGCAAGGTTTGTGGCGATTGTTGGCTGCACTTAACAATTAGATTCTTACAAGCTGCAAGAAAGGGAAACTATGCAGAATACTAAATTTGATTTTTCAAGCAGTCCTACCATAGCAAATTTTTTGCAGGACAATTCTTTTGTCCGGGGGATTATGGGTCCGGTGGGGTCCGGGAAATCTTTTGCCTGCTGTACAGAAATTTTGAAGCGAGCCATCCAACAAAAGGCTAGTCCAAGGGATGGCATCAAATACACAAGATTTGCAATTGTCAGAAACACCCACCCTATGCTTAGAACCACAACACTCAAGACGTGGTTGGAAGTAGCACCTGAACATTTGTATGGAGCGGTGAAGTATGCACCCCCAATAACGCACCACATCAAAATGCCAAGTCGTGATGGAGCGGCCGGGATAGACTGTGAAATAATCTTTCTTGCGTTGGATGATGCTAAAGACGTGCGAAAACTTCTTAGCCTTGAACTCACCGGGGCGTGGGTCAATGAGGCTCGTGAGCTCCCGGTGGCAGTTATACATGGCCTGTCACATAGAGTAGGGAGATTCCCTAGTAAAAGTGATGGAGGCCCGTCTTGGCGTGGTGTCATCCTTGATACAAACCCAATGGATGATGATCACTGGTATTATCGATTGGCAGAAAAAGAAACACCCAAAGGAAAGTTTGCTTGGAAATTTTTTAGGCAACCCGGTGGGGTTATAGAAGTAGATCCATCTGATGTGCCCGAAGATATGCCTGAAGCTCAGGGTTTTACATTTCAATCAGGCAAGTGGTGGAAAACAAATTCCAAAGCAGAAAACATTAGCAATCTTGTAGATGGCTACTATGACCAGCTGCTTGGCGGAAAGAATGGTGACTGGATCAAATGCTATGCACAAGGTGAATATACCTATGTGCAGGAAGGAAAGCCTGTTTGGTCTGAATACAATGATAATCTTATGGTAGAAGATCTAGAAGCAGATCCTACAATCCCGGTAAATATTGGCTTGGACTTTGGTTTGACACCAGCCGCCGTGTTTGCACAAAAACTTAGGAATGGCAGATGGAATGTTCTGCATGAGCTAGTAACTTTCGATATGGGTCTAAATAGGTTCGTTACTGCCCTTAAGACAGCCATAGAACAGCATTTCCCAAAATTTGAAGTAATGGTATGGGGTGATCCCGCAGGTATGCAAAGAGACCAAATTTTTGAATCTACAGCTTTTGATCATCTTAAGCAGCACGGAATCCTAGCAAGACCTACACACACCAATGATTTTAGAACTAGGCGTGAAGCTATGGCCATTCCAATGGGCAGGCTTATAGAAGGTAAGCCAGGGTTTATGATTAACAGATCTTGTGTGCGGCTAAGAAAAGCCTTGGCAGGTGGGTATCATTTTAAAAGGATTCAGATTGGTTCTGCGTCAGAACGCTTCAGGGATACCCCAAACAAAAACGAGCATAGCCACGTGGGTGATGCGGCTGCTTACCTGTTTCTTGGTGGTGGTGAACATAGGGGGATGGTCAGAAGACCACAAGCACAATTTGGTGCTCAACAAGCAAAGGTAATGGATTTTGATGTTTTCAGCAGGTGAATTGAACAGCTTAACAGGGATAGCTTTCCCTAAATATAAAATTGTAGATTGGCATCCTAGCCATGTAGCTATGCTTAAAATGAATAAATATGATCAGGCGTGGTATGACAACTATGATAATTATGAACAAATTTTAGCTAGTGCTTGCCCAAAGGGTTATGCCTTTACCGGGATTGGCGAAGGTGTTGTTGCGTGTTGCTTTGGATTCACAAGGATGTGGAATGGTGTTTATGAAGCGTGGTTAATTCCAACTACAGAAAATATTAGGAAATATGTCTTCCCTTTTCACCGTGCATCTATGCGTATCTTTGATGAAGTTATGAGCAAACCTGATATAAATAGACTGCAAATAACTGTCAGCTCTGAAAATGCTTTGGCTCTCGAGTGGGCAAAAAGATGTTATTTTAAGAATGAAGGGGTCTTACATAAGTACGGCCCGGAAGGAAGTAACTATTTAATGATGGCGAGGTACTAATATGGGTGGAATTTTTAGAGCCCCAAAAGCTCCGCCACCACCACCAGCGGTAGTAGACGAAACATTGTCTAGGCGTGAAGCGGCGGCGGCGGCTAATAAAAAACGTGAATCAAAAAGATTTGCAGCTAGAAGCAGGGCAAGGCGTGGTTCACAATCAATCCTTATGGATGAATCAAGAATTGGCAACCAGCAAGGCAACCAAGGTAATCAAAATAACCAAGGTGGCCAAAGCACACTTGGGCCGAGTGTTAGAAATCCAAGGGGTTAAATGATGTCAGGCGTTATGATGGATAGGATGCGGCAGAATATGACATCCTTGCGAAAGCATAACCAAAGGGCTCCGGGTTTGTCAGAATATGATAGGAAAAGAAACCTACAGACTTTGACACAAAGAATGTTCCCGGAAGCTAATGCACCTGGTTCAAACATTAAGATGTCTGTGTCATCTGCACCACAGCCTAAACAGAAATCTTTGAATACACCAACCAATATGGCTGGTGCATCAAGTTCACCAAAATCAACACTAGGGTAATTATGGCAGAAAAGTATTACAGAAATCCAAAACATAGGGAGCCGATACATCCACAGCCTGAACCTGAATCTAATGCAAATGAAGATTTGCCTAGTGATGTAGAGCCAAAGGAAGAAGATAAAGATGGTACTTAAAAAACATCAGAATCCTAGTGGTGGCTTGAATGAAGCAGGCAGAAAGCATCTAAATCGAACAGAAGGTTCTAATCTTAAAAGACCGCAAAAGACTGGAACGGACAGCCGCCGTGTTTCGTTCGCCGCAAGATTCGCTGGAATGAAGGGCGCAATGAAAAACAAAGACGGAACACCCACTAGAAAAGCCTTGGCTCTAAAAGCATGGGGGTTTG